AAAAAGAAGAAAGGTAAGAAAAAGAAGTAATGCCAAGACATACTAGAAAGCGAAGAAGAAAGACTGCTAAGAAAAAGAGACCTGTACCTACTAATAAAGCTCTTTATGCTCGAGTGAAAGCCGAAGCAAAAAGGAAGTTTAAGGTATATCCTAGTGCTTATGCAAATGGCTGGCTAGTAAAAACATATAAGGCAAGAGGTGGCAGATATAGAATGGGATAATGGCTAAGAAACGAAAAAGTCTAACTAAAAGACAACAAACAGCAATGCGCAGACATCGTAGACACCATACCAAGAAACACATGACTCTTATGAGAAAACTTATGCTAGAAGGAAAAACTTTTATGCAAGCTCATAAAACAGCCATGCGTAGAGTCGGAAGATAATGGCAAAACCAAAAGGTGGATTAACTACTTGGTTCAAGGAGAACTGGGTAGACATTAGTCGTAAAAAGAAAAATGGTAAACACCCACCTTGTGGTCGTAAGAAAGCGAGGACAGCAAGAGGAGGATATCCCAAGTGTGTCCCTCAGCGAGTAGCGGCAAAAATGACCGCAAATGAAAAAAAGTCGGCAGTCCGTAGGAAAAGAGCAAAAGCTCAAGGCGTTGGAGGGAGACCCACTAATGTCAAAACATTCACTAAGAGGAGGCGCCGAAGAAGGAGATAACATGCAAGAGTTACTAGACGAGATTCGAAGAACTCATGAATTGGTAGAAAAACTTCAAACCAAATATGAACAGAGACTATTATGGAGTAAAGAACTTCAGAAGTCTTTAAAATTAAATAATACAACAGAAATTAAGAGGTTAGTAAATGTTGAAGAAAAGTTGGCTAAAAATTAAAGAATACTTGAAAAAGTTCTGGGACATCATTATCGGAAACGATAAGAACTGGGACGGTAAAGTCGATATTAAAGACGATTTAATAAAAGCAAAAGAAAAAGCGCAAGGCGCTAAGTAACGGAGAGAGCTATGGCTAGAACAGGAGGCTTTTTAAGCGGACCTACTGGTGTTCACAATACTCAAAAAATTCGTAAGCATAGATTAAATCGAGGAGTTACTCGTGATATGAATGCTGCGGCAGGAGTTCCTGTGAATTCGAAAAACCCAAACTCTATGGAAGCTTTTAGATATTCTGCAGCACCAAAAGCTATCGGACCTAGATTCGGTAAAACTGCAAATCCTAAAAGAGCAAAATTCCCTAGACGCAGAAGATAATTATTATGGCAGAAACTATACACAAAAAACAAGCATGGCTAGATGAAATGGCAGCTATAGTACAAAAAGATATTAATACTTTAGAAGTGCTACAGAGAGCTAGAAAACTTAATAAGAAGGAAGCTAACTTCCTGCAACTATGTAGTGCTTACTTGTACTTATACAAAATGGCTGAACTCAAGGAATTTTTAAGTCCTGTACTGAGTGAAGATGAAGATGAAACTAATTTCGAGACAATACATTGATTGAAATTAGTAGAAGTGATATAGTTTCTGACTACTTGATGGAGTTTAGTGATGATGAAAGATTCATTAAACTTCCTATAGAATCCTACCTAGAACTATTAGGGATAGACCCTAATACATCTCAAACTGCACTCATTAATGCAGTAAGTAATCCTAAATATAGATTTATTTGTGCCTCTGTAGCTAGAAGGCAAGGTAAAACTTATATTTCAAACATAATAGGACAATTAGTATGTCTTGTACCCAATAGTCATGTACTACTAATGTCACCTAACTACTCATTATCACAAATATCTTTTGATTTACAAAGACAACTAATTAAACACTTTGATTTAGAAATGTTAAGAGATAATGCTAAAGATAAAGTAATTGAACTTTCTAATAATTCAACTATTCGTATGGGGTCAATCAATCAGGTTGATTCAGTAGTTGGTAGAAGTTATGATTTAATTATATTTGATGAAGCAGCACTAACTGATGGTAGAGATGCTTTCAATGTAGCACTTAGACCTACACTTGATAAAGATAATTCAAAAGCAATATTTATATCTACTCCTAGAGGTAGAAATAATTACTTTGCTGAATTTTATCACAGAGGATTTAGTGATGAGTTTCCTGAGTGGTGTTCTATAAAAGCTACTTGGCATGAAAATCCAAGAGTATCTGAACAAGATATTATTGAAGCAAAGAAAGGAATGTCAGAAGCTGAGTTTGCTCAAGAATATATGGCAGACTTTAATGTATTTGAAGGTCAAGTTTGGTCTTTCAACCATGAACAATGTGTAGCAGATTTATCTGAGTTTGATACTTCAAAGATGGACGTATTTGCTGGACTCGATGTTGGATATAAAGACCCTACAGCATTTTGTGTAATAGCGTATGACTGGGAAGAAGAAAAGTTTCACTTAGTAGATGAGTATCTAAATAGTGAAAGAACTACTGAACAGCATGCTGCTGAAATACGAAAGTTAATTGACAAATGGGATATTGATTATATTTATATTGATTCTGCTGCAGCACAAACAAGATTTGACTTTGCACAAAATTATGACATTAGTACTATAAATGCTAAAAAATCAGTATTAGATGGTATAGGTCATGTTGCAGGAGTAATAGATAATGATAAACTTATTGTAAATCAAACTTGTCGTGAATCTCTCATGGCATTAGACCAGTATCAGTGGGACCCCAACCCTAATTTATTAAAAGAAAAGCCCAAGCATAATCAAGCATCGCACATGGCTGATGCAATTCGATATGCCCTGTATACGTTCGAGACTACAGCGACAAGTTTTTAAGACCCCTATCAAAAATAACATTTGACATTATATGTGATTTTTGTTATAATTCTAAAAAGAGTAAAAATAATGAATTTAAAGAGAGATTTAGTTAAATATGTTCGAGATAAAGCTAAATCAAGATACCGTAAGAATGATAAATGTTATATCTGCGGTGAAACCGAAAATTTAGATTTTCATCATTTCTTTGGACTGACAGAACTTTTAGAGCATTGGATTCAGAAACAAGGTATAAAAGTTGAAACTGAAGAAGATATATTAAGTGCTAGGGAAATATTTATAGAAAAGCACGAAAAAGAACTTTACGATGAAGCTGTGACGCTGTGCCATATGCATCATTTACGATTACACTCAATTTATGGAAAACGACCTAAATTAGTCACGGCAATGAAACAAAAAAGATGGGTTGAAAAACAGAGAGTAAAATATGGCGTGGTATGACAGATTTTTAGGTATTGAGAGAGAGGAAAAACTAAATCCTGCTCAATATACTATTGCAAGAGACGAAGGTCTTTCTGTAGATACTCGTGAAATAAAATCAAACTATCGTTCAGCATATGAAGCACTAGAAGTAGTAAATAGAGCTGTAAATATGATAGTTGATGATGTAGCAGAAATACCTTTCTCTGTTAATGCAAAGTTAAGAGGAGTGTCACCTGTTGCAAAAGATATTAGAAGGTCAAAAGTAGATATACTACTTAATAGAGCGCCAAATCCTTTTCAAGATGTTAGTGCTTTTAAAAGAAATTTAATTATCGACCTAATAATAGATGGAAATATATTTATCTACTATGATGGTGCTCACCTTTACCATTTACCAGCAGATAAAGTTAAAATCTATACTGACGATAAAACTTTTGTAGAAAAATATGAATTTGATTCAACGATAGAATATTCAGTCAATGAGATAATTCATATTAAAGAAAACAGTTTTAATTCAATTTATAGAGGAGTACCAAGATTGAAACCAGCGTACAGAACAATGGTTCTCTTGGACAATATGAGAAGTTTTCAAGATAACTTCTTTAAAAATGGAGCAGTCCCTGGATTAGTATTAAAAAGTCCAAATACTCTTTCTGAAAAAATAAAAGAAAGAATGTTACAAGCTTGGAGCATGAGATATAATCCTAAAACTGGAGGTAAAAGACCTTTAATTCTTGATGGTGGACTTGAAGTTGATGATTTAACTAAAGTAAACTTTAAAGAATTAGACTTTCAAGAATCTTGCAAAGCAAATGAAAAAGTTATACTAGAAGCACTAGGAATACCACCAATCCTTATGGACGGTGGTAATAATGCTAATATTAGACCGAATCATAGGCTTTATTACTTAGAAACTATATTACCTATAGTTAGAAAAGTAGCATACGCTTTTGAAAGATACTTTGGTTTTGAACTTGCGGAAGATGTAACCAGAATCCCTGCGTTACAACCTGAGTTGAGAGACCAAGCCGCCTACTATGCAACTCTTGTTAATACAGGCATTATTAGCCCGAATGAAGCAAGAGAAGCACTAGGCAAAGAACCAGTTGATGGATTTGATGAACCAAGAGTACCAGCTAATATAGCAGGTTCTGCGGTAAATCCCGAAGAAGGTGGAAGACCACCACAAGACGAGGAGAATATAGATGGCGAATCCTAAAATGAAAACATTAACAATTCTTGGCGAGTATTTTAAAAAGAAAGGAAAAATTCTTTCTATTTCAGAATACCAAGAGCAAGATGACGCTCCTGTTAGAGCACAAATAGTTAAAAGAACTTTTAACTCTTGGGCTCGTATGGTTGGCATGTTAAGTTTCAACTTACCTGAAGTGGTAGAAGAAATTAACAAACCAAAAGCCACACCAAAGAAAACAGTTGCAAAAGCTACTAAAAAGAAAGGGGATTAATTATGAATAAAATATTTCATTATACTTCTACTTTTAAAAGTTTAGGCGAACAAGACGATGGTAGTATAGACATTAAAGGGTCTGCTAGTACCAATGGTCTTGATAGAGCTGGAGATATTATCGAGGCAGATGCTTGGACTAAAGGTGGCTTAGAAAACTTTAAAAAT